TTTTGTTCTCTGATGATTTTATCTTGACATGTAATCTTGTGGCAGAACTTGACAAAGCATTCACTGATGATGTACACTGGGCAGTGACAGGTTATGCTCATACAGTTGATGATGGTCACACTCATTACAATCCTAAAATACCCTATCATAATGATAAGTTATTAGAGGGTGTGAACACTCTGAGTTCACCATCTATCCTTGCGTTGAAGCGAGGAATCGATATGTATTTTGATGAAGATTTGACTATGTTGATGGATTGTGATATGTATTATAGACTCTATAAATATCATGGAGATCCAGTGATACTAAAAGATTATCACATCTCAAACAGAGAGCATAAGTCTCAGACACAGAGAACTTATGAACACCTCCTACCAAAGGAGATTGAATATTTGAAAGAGAAACATTCATTATGACTATAGGATTCAATCATTTAGGAAGACACGGTAGACTGGGCAACCAAATGTTCCAGTATGCAGGACTACGAGGCATCGCAGCACATAAAGGATATGACTTTGCTATCCCTCCTAGTGACTTCAATGATGAGTGGAATGATCATCAATTATTTGAGGCATTCAAACTCACCGGTCTTACAAATATAGAACAAATTCCCGGACCATACGTACAGGAAGCACACTTTCATTTTGATCAAAACTTATTTGATAATATGCCTGATGGACATAATGTATATGCCTATCTACAGAGTACAAAATATTTTGAACATATAGAGGAAGAGATAAGAGAAGATTTTGAGTTCAAGAATGATATACATTTACCATGTAAAGAGATGATGAACACACTGCAAGATCCTATTGCATTGCATGTTCGTAGAGGTGACTATATACAAAACAGTGACAATCATCCACCCTGCCCCAAAGAATATTATGATACTGCATTGTCGAAGTTTGATAACAATCGTACAGTGGTTGTTTTTTCTGATGATCCTGAATGGTGTAGCACTGAGTTCCCTGACGACAGGTTCCTTATATCAGAAGGTGGTGACAATCTTGCAGACTTGTGTATGATGACTATGTGCTCTGATTTTATCATTGCCAATTCATCATTCTCATGGTGGGGTTCTTTCTTATCACGTAACCCTGATAAAAGAATCATTGCACCTAAGAAGTGGTTTGGAACTGGATATACTAAAAACCACGATACATCTGATCTTTATTGTAATAACTGGGAGGTTTTATGAAGAAAAAAACACCACAACAAAAACTAAGAGAAACAGAACCACCTCAACTAGGTAAAGATCTTCAATATAAAGAAGATGACACTAAGATGGAACTTCTCGGTTGTACTTATATGATTCCACTGAGAGTTGAAACGCCAGACAGATTGAGAAATATAATAACAATATTATTATATTTTATAAAAAATATAAAGGCACCCATTATAGTCAAGGAGTTTGATACAGAATCAATATATGAGGCGAGTGTTCTACCACAAATATCACAGGTCGCTACAGAAGAAGAACTGAGTCAAATCACACATGTATTTGAAAAGAGTGATGAGTTTGTTTTTCATAGAACTAGATTGATCAACGATATGATCATGATGGCAGACACACCATTCGTATGTAATTATGATGCTGATGTGATTCTACCTTTACAAACACATTTTTATGCTAATACATTTTTAGCAAAGGGATATCGTCCACCAGAAGAACCAATAGACAGTCCACTACAACCAGTAAAAGTTGTTTATCCATATGGTTATGGTATGTTTCAGCAACAAGTTTTTGCTGATGATGCTACAGTCAGTAATTTTATCAATAGTAATTTTAACTTTCATGCATTTGATGGTAAGTTGAGACCTTATGATGCAAAGTTTGGTTTCTGTCAGTTTTTCAATAGAAAAGAATACATCAGACTAGGAATGGAAAATGAGAAATTTATATCATATGGATATGAGGATGATGAAAGATATCATAGATTCAACATGTGTTCTGATGTTGTAAGGATAAATGATACTGTTTTTCATTTAGAACATAAGAGAAGTCAGAACTCTTGGTTTACCAATCCCCATATAGAAGACAACCGTAAGGAGTGGGAGAAACTAAAGTTCTATGGTAAAGACAAACTTGAGGAATATTATCAAAACATTGATTATATGAAGAGGCGATTTGGACAAGAACAAAAGTAAATATAAACTTGCAGGACTTCCTCACGTCTATTGGTTGAATTTAGATAGGTATACTGATAGGCAAAAATATATGTTGAATCAACTTGAGCATTGGGGTATAGAAAATCATACAAGAGTGTCAGGTATTGATGGAAAAGAGGATGATCCATCTTCATATTTGAAGGGAAGAGTTCCAGAAAATATGAACCCCGGTGAAATAGGTTGTGTTCTCACTCATCTCAGTGCACTCAAACATTTTGTAGAAGAGACTGATCATGATGAAGTTATGATTATGGAAGATGATGTTGATTTATCTACTGCAAAAAATTGGACATTCACTTGGAGAGATGTAAGAAAAAAGTTACCTATAAATTTTGACGCTTGTCAATTTACTATTATAAATCCTAATGGTATTCAATTAAAATTGCATCATAGATTCATTAATGATTTCTCTGCTGCATGTTATATTATTACTAGACATCATGCCAAAAAAGTGCTAAAATGTCATCAACGTGGTGATTTTTGGAAGATAGACCAGAACATCAGACCACGAGCAGTATCGGAAGATTTGATATTGGATAGTGGTAAGGGTTATGCCTTACCTATATTCAACTATCGACTTGATATGGGTTCTGCTATTCATGAGGAACATATAGATATATTCCATAAGGATAGTAAACAAGGACTTGAAGATTACTGGAAACTAAATGGTCAAGATATTTTACTCGATCAGATCATGGAATTAGATGAATACGTTGGACGTATTCCACCCTCCGCTTATACACAACAATCATCATGACAGAACAACCACAAACTAAACCACTTCCCCCACTTCTGAATCCAGATAAAGAGCATCAGATGATATTTAATGAGGGTATTGGAGTCATAGAAAACTATGGAAGTAAAGAGTGGTGTAAAATACTGATTGATTCTTTCGAGATGTATAATAGTCAAAAATTAAAGAAAAATATACTTGATGATCATTTTAATTTAGAAGGAACTAATGCTGGTAGCACACAATTCAAAGAGGGAACACTTGGAAGACATGATGAGCAATTATATCTTGAGGTAGCAGATACAACATTAGCATCACATACAAATGCGATTATAGGTGGTGCTTTTGAACTTTATGCACGAGAATATCAAGGAGTCACAAATAGTGCTGACCCTGTGTCATCGTGGACATGTAAATTACAGAAAACACAATCAGGAGGAGGGTATCATATTTGGCATTGTGAGGACGGTGCCTTTGTTTATAGAGATAGAATCTTAACATGGATGATGTACTTGAATGATATTCCCGTAGAGAATGGTGGTGCAACTGATTTCCTACATCAAAAATGTTCTTTCCAACCAAGTGTAGGAACAATGGTTATGTGGCCTGCGACATATACACATATGCATCGTGGATCATTCTTAACAGGTGACATACCGAAATATATTGCTACAGGTTGGTTTTATAGAGAACCCGGTAATGTTACGAACAGAATTATAGGGCAAGGTCTTGGTAATATGCCAACTCAACACGCACTCAATCAGTGATAATATTCACTACCAATATAAATGCTTATGATAACATCCCTGATCATTATTATGATGGGGATGTCAAGTATGTGATGTTTTATGATAAAGAAATACCACGTAAAGGACCATGGGAATTTATAAAATTAGATTGCCAGTATGATCATCCAGTTCTCAATGCATATCATACTAGGTGTCTTTCACACCTATGGTTTGATGAACCACATGTATGGATAGATGGTTGTTATACTATGACAGAACAGTTCGTAAAGAATTCAAAAGAATTTTTGGAGCAGAATGAAATAACATTGATGACTCATCCTACAAAGAGGACTTTATTGAAGGAGATATTAAAATTATATACATGGGGGTTTGTGCCAGAGGAGAGATTGTATATATTTTGTGAAGATCTTGCTAAGACAGGATTTAAACCATCCTTTTTTGATCATACTATTAACTGTTGTATTTGGAGACACAATACACCAAAGGTAAGAGAGTGGAATGAGAGATATTGGTATTGGTATGAAAATTATGAATTATTTCATGGTTGTCAACTTACAAGTGCTATTGCTGAGTGGGAAGTCTATGGTAAAAAATTACCTAGAGTTCCTTTACAAGTTAACCTTGAAAAAAGTAATAGAATAAAACCATATGAAGAATCTTATAAAATGATTATGAATTATGATGAGAAAAACTTTACTAGAAATGCACGTCATATATTAGGAGCAGCAGTGTAATATGATATCAGATTACATTACTTCACAAATTGAAACTTGGATAACCAATGTTCTTGACACGCCAAATAATAAGTTTGGCAACATGCCCCCATGTCCTTATGCAAAGAAGGCATGGGTAGAAGGTAATGTAAGTGTCAAGATGTTTGATGATATTCAATCATTTACTCCGAAGGAGTGGGATAAAGAGGTCAACATATACATCATGAATCCATGGATGTCAGCAGAATTACTATCAGAGATGGCATTATATTATAATAAAAAGCATCCTGATTACTTATTTCTAGAGGAACATCCTGATCTGGTTGAAGATGTAGGTGGGTTTGTAGTCAATCAAGGAGAACTTATACTTCTTATTGTGCAGCATAGAAAACCTTTGGAAGAAGTAAGAAAAAAATTACAAGAGACTAATTACTATGAGAACTGGTCACCTGAAATGAAGGAGAGAATCATTGAGCGTTAGAACAGTCAAGTGGTTTAGTGCTATGGTGATACTAACTGCCATGGTCTTTCATGTCCTAGGATTGACACCGTGGAATAGTATGCTACAATTATTAGGAGCCACCGGTTGGACATATGTAGGTATCAAGTGGAGAGAAAGAGCAATTGTATTGAACTTCCTTCCACAATTTTTTATAGTAATCCCCGGTCTCATATACATGTTTCTAAAATCATGACTGAACCTTACGATGACTCCAATTGGAGACAAGAGTATAAAGGTTACGTAAGTGACAAATTCAAACTCAAACTATTAGAAGACGGACCTCATAGTTTGGCACAGGCATGGTTATTAGGAGCAATGTATTCTGATTGGAAGAAGATAAAGGGATACGACAAACTAGATCCCAAATCAAATGAAGGTCAGAATCAGTCCAGTATGAAAGAGTTCTTTGAAAGGTATAAGGATCAAGGCATATGATTTCTCATACAATGAATATTTGGACAGAGAAATTTGTTCTACCTCAACCTACCATCGACAAACTGAAGGATAGGTACTCGGATGATTTTTTTCTGACAGTCAAACCCGATAAGGAATTAGGGTCACATT